CATCCGAGTCAGCAAAGGCCGCGTCGACGGTGCCGACGTGCACGTGGTCGAGGCCATCGCACACTGCCATTCCGTGGATTTTGTCCCGGACGGCAATGCCCACGGGCGCGTCATTGAGGCGGCCCAGGAACAGGAGATTGACATGGCTGAACTGACGCCCGAGCAGATGGAAGAGATCACCAAGCGCGTTACCGAGGCCGTTGCCGAACCCGTCGCGAATGCCGTGGCCGCGAAGATTGCCGAGACGCAAAAGGCCGCCGACGATGCCGCGAAAGCGGAGGAAGCGAAGCGCCAGCAGGAGGCCGCAGACGCCGAGAAGCCCGATGCCGACAAGGCCCTTGAGCAGCGGGTGGCAGAGGTCGTAGCTGCGAAGACGGCCGATGCCGAGAAGCGCGTCGCAGAGGCCGCCGACCGCATCAAGGCGTTGGAGGACGAGCGGGCCGCCGGCAAGACGCTGGAGATCATCACCGGCATGGTGCAGGCCCGCGACGATCTGAGCCCCGTCTCCCAGACCCGCGTGATCGAGGGCTTCTCGGGCCAGATCATCGCCCCCGACCAGATCGGCACCCGCGTGCAGGAGGCCTGCGACCGCGAGCGCACCTACGCCCTGGAACTCCTGCAGGCAGCCGGGGTGCGCACCAAGGTCACCGGCTCCGGCGCCACCGACACCGGCCGCGCGCAGGAAGCTACGAAGGCCTATGATGACGGCTTCACCGAGTTCGCCCGCAACATGGGCGTGGATGCGAAGACTCTCAAGGCCATGCAGGAACTGCCGCAATAGCAGCAAGCGCCGCAAAGGACAATAGCGCAAACACTCAGGCCTCGCCGATTGGCGAGGCTTTGTCAGTTCTGAGGTGAGATGGAATGGCGAACTACGTGGATGTGAACGCAAAGAAAACCTATGCCATAGAGTCCAGCCGGATCGCCCTTGAGACCACGGACACGACCCTGGATGACGTGACCAGCGGCGACCTCGTCATTGCCGGGGCGCTGGTCGGGGTCGCTGTGGCGGACTATGACTCCGACACAGACCTGGTGGTGATCGATACCCGCGGCTGCTACGAGTTGAGCGTCATCGGCAAGGACACCGGCGGCTCCTCGTGCGCCATCGCCGTAGGAGACTGGCTCTATTACGACCCGGCAGCAGACCAGATCAACCGCGACTATAGCAACGGCATCTGCATCGGGCGCGCCCTGGAGGCCATCGGCTCCGGCCTGACCGCCACCATCGGCGTCGAGATCATCCCGATTCCGTGGTCGGACTGCCTGGCCATGGTGGCCGCCGCCGTCGCGTAGTAGCACTCACAACAACGAAACGAGGTGACCTATCATGGGTCTGCCTGCAGTCAGTTTGGTTCCGCCGATCGTAGACGAGGACACGTCCGGGGGCCGGGAGATCAATGTCCGTGCGCTGGTCAAGCGCCAGCAGGAGGCAATGCGCTCCGGCCGTGTGCAGGAGGTCATGAGCACCAGCGACCTCACATACCTGGCCGACGTGATCGACCGCGGCCTGATGGTGTCGTACCTGGACGATTCGATCCCAATCACATACCCGATGCTCGGAAAGCGCCGGGACACGACCACCCTTGCCCGCGCCGGGTCTGGCCACGGCGTAGACTACCGGCTCAATGCCGCGCGGCTGATCCCGCAGGTGGCAGAGGGCGCAGACTACACCACCATCGACCCGAGCGACGAGAGCTTCGAGGCACACACGTACAAGTACGGCGTCAACTGGCCTGTGACGTGGGAGACGTGGCTGTCTGACAACCGGGACCTGGGGCTTCTGATGGAGTATCCGCAGTCCTGGGGCCTGAGTGCTCGGTACACCCAACAGTACCTGTTCACCAGCGCCTACGCCCACAACACCACGCTCTTCACCGCCGGGCAGGGCAACTACATGAGCGGCGCCGGCAGCAACCTCACCGCGGCGAACCTGGCCACCGGCGTCAACGCCATCCGCAACTTCGACGACCCGGCCGGCAACGTGTCTGTGTATGCCGGACCGCTCTTCCTCGTGGTGCCTCCGACGCTGGAGTGGACCGCGCGGGCACTTGTGGAGAGCACGGTAGTCACCACCGGCAACACCGCCAGCATTCCCGTCAACAACCCTGCGGCACGTTCGGCCACCGTCGTGGTCGACCCGTTCTTGGAGGCTATCGACGAGAGCTACGGTACGACCGGCTGGTACCTCTTCGCCGACCCGCGCATCCGGCCCGCTGTGCGCTACGGCTTCCTGCGCGGCTACGAGACGCCGTCCATCTACGTCCGCGAGGCCGACGCGCGGCTGCTGTTCGGCGGCGCCACCGACCCCTTCGACGGCGACTTCCTGACCGATGAGATCGCGTTCAAGCTCCGCTTCACGTTCGGCGTTGATGTGGCCGACTGGCGGGGTGCGTACCACTCCACCGGCGAGGCCGCATCCGAGTAGGCGGTTCCCTCCCGCCCAGTGGGGCGCCCCTGACCCGCCACAGGGGCGCCCCACGACCCACATACTACGAGAGGAGCAGACGCCTATGCCGGTCCTGTTCACATACGACCCGACGACTGACGCCGGCATGATTCGCCTGCTGACGGACGACGCCGACGCGGACAACTACGCGTTCACCGACGCGGAGATCACGGCGGTCTACGCGTCCAATGGGAGCAACGTGCTTCGCACGTCGGCGCGCCTCCTGGAGATCCTCGCGACAAACCACAGCAAGCTCGCCATCAAGGTCGGGCGTGGCGACGTGGACGAGGACCTGACCCAGATCGCTAAGAACTTGCGCGAGCAGGCCGACAGGTACAGAGCCCAGGCCGACGATGAGGACGATGCCGGGGCCTGCCTGGAGGCGTCTGTCTCTCCGAGCTACGAGCGGTTCTCCTACACCACGAACGAGTTGCTGGAGCGCGACGACGAGGTGAGAACGTGAACCGCGCCAGCGTTGGCAGCACGCTCACCAGTCTGTACACCAGGTCTGCCACGTCCCTCCTGCGCGTGGACGTGCAGAGGACAGGCGACGCGGACTTCCCTGCCTGGGACCCTGTGGTCAGCAACATCCCGGCGCTGGTGGTCCAGCTCGACGCCCGGCAGAGACAGAGCCGTTCGGAGGCCTACCAGAACCCGGTGACCCACGAGGCCTTCTGTGACGACAACTCAGACCTCACCATCGGCTGCCGCGTCATCGTGACCCACAACCGGCAGGAGAACGCTACCTGGTCGTGGGTTCCGTCCACCGAGCAAACCACCTATACCGTGCGCGGCAAGCAGAGGGTGCCGGGCATGCCTGAGCCTCACGGCCAGGTGCGCTTGGACCTGAATCAGGTGACCCCCACCACGTGATGAAGCTCACGTTCATTGGCGAGGCCGTGGAGGACCTGGATGCCGCCCACCTGCGCCTCAAGGACCGCCGGACACTAATGCGCGCCGTGACCCGCTCGGCTGCACTGGTGCAGCGGCAGGCGAAGCTCAACACGACCCAGGTCTTCGCCAACCCGACCGGGAACCTCGCCCGCTCCATCATGGTCCACGCCAACGAGAGCAAACTCTCCGCGGACATCGGCCCGCACGTGATCTATGGGCGCATCCAAGAGATCGGCGGCACCATCCGGCCGGTCCACGCGAAGATGCTGGCCATCCCGATAGGGACCATGAAGGGCTACGCCCGGACCCACGAGGGCCTGCACATTCAGCGCGCCAACGGACAGCTCTTCCTGTTCGACGACGCGGGCGTGGCGCAGTACGTGCTCAAGGCCTGGGTCGTCATCAAGCCACATCCGTACCTGGTGCCCGCACTCGCCGCCCAACAGGACAACATCGCCGCGGAGTTCGACCGAGCCCTGCGGCAGGTCTTCGGGGTGATGCAGTAGTGAGCTACGTCAAGCCGGCCGACTTCCGGGCCGCCCTGCTGACGGCCCTGAGGGCGTGGACTGTGGAGCCCCTGAAGAGCGCCGTCTTCCGCATCGGCCCCTGCCGCTCGGTGCGCCTTGACGGCACCGAGGGCGCGCTGGTAATCGTCTCGTTCATGGGCCTGGAGGGCGGGGAGCGCAGTGCTGGCTCGGGCAACAACTGGTTCCACAATCCGGCGTTCGAGGTCCTGCTCGCGGTGCCCGACGACGAGGACGACCCGGAGACCACGGACACGAACCTGCTCGCCCTGCTGGACGAGTTCGGCAGTTGCATCCATGCAAATCGCAGCATTGCCAGTTGCCGGGTGGTGCACTTCGTGGCCGCCCCGGTGCTGATCATGCCCTTGTTTGAGAACACCCAGCAGGTCTTCCGGGCGGTTCCCATTGACCTGCGATACCAGACTCTGAAAGGGGGGTAACCCCCCATGGCTCTGACCGCCGTAGAGACGACCCTGATGGGCCTGTTCGACCGCTGGTCCTACGAGAAGGCCGCGTGCCGGACCGCCGCCGTGGGCGGCACCGACGTGTGGACCCGCGTGGATGCCAGTGCGGACGAGACCTTCGAGAACCGCGTGAAGGGGTTTGCCTGCACGACCCTAGACACGGCCATCGAGACGATGAAGCTCGGGCAACTGACCGACCTGCGGACGGTGCTGGCCCGCGTGCAGACATACTGCACTCAAGACCTCGGATATGCCGGTCTCGACGCGTACCTGACCGCCAAGCGTTGGCGCGTGGACGCCAAGCTCTCGGCCCTGTGGACTGAGGCGGGGCGCGCGGCGTTGAGCGTCGCCAACATCGCCGGGGATGCCGACGCCGGGGCGAGTGCCCCGGGCACCCTCCTCGGCTCGCTCATCCGCGGGGGCAGCATCACCTCCGCTGCCGACATCTCGACCAGCTACTCGGCAAGCCCGATCCTGGGGCGCGTGACCGTCAAGGGCGCCAGCGACTGGACGGTGACCGCGACCCTCAAGCTCGACGACGCGACGACCAAAGCCGTTGCCCAGGTAGTCAAGGGCACGGGTGACGGCGGCGCCGTGGGCGACACCTACGTGTTCGGGGCCCAGGCACTGAGCGGCGGCGCGGCCGCCGCGCAGAATGTCATCCCGGTCGCGGCGACCGCCCAGTTCAAGGCCGCCCAACAGATCCTCGTCACCCAATGGTCCGGGTCTGCCCCCGACGAGGTGTGGCTGGAGCAGGAGATCGCGACCATCGACAGCATCGCCGAGAACACGAGCCTGACGGTGCTGAGCAACCTGCTCCACACCTACACCACCGACGCGTACGTGTACCCGCTCTATCGGGGCGTGACGGCCGCGAGCGGTACCGGCGGCGACGCGTCCGACGCACTCTCGTTCTATCCCGCCCCCGACCGGCGGCTGAAACTGTAAGGAAAGGCGGTGAAGGACAATGGCACAAGAACCCATCACTGGCCTTTTCCAGTGGCTTCACTGGGGCACGGTATCCGCTAACGGCACCATGGGTGTCGTGACCGGCGGAGCACTCCCCACCGACCCCGACGCGCGGATCCGGTCCGGCATCGGCGGGAACACGCTGCGCCGGGGCGGGATCATCAAGGCCACCGGCAACGCATCGTTCTACGTGACCAGCAGCAACCAAGCCCTCGTGGCCGCAGCCCTGCGGGCCAGCTACCCGCGGGGCGCACTGACCCCCGTGTACCTCGCCGGCGGCGCCGATGACTGGGGCCTGCAGTGGGACGCGGCGAAGGTCACCGACTGCCGCATTGACTACTCCCAGGGCGAGGGCCTGCGGGCCACAATCACCTGGGGCGGTATCGTGGTCGCGACTGCTGCCGGCGACGCGATGGACCCCGAGGCGAATCTGGACCTGGAGGACTATGAGGCGGTCATCACCGTGGAGGGCGCCGAGTACGGCGTGACCGACATGGGTATCAGCATCGCCAACAACACGACCTTCAGCAACTCGGCGAACACGAAGGTCGCGGGAGTCAAGCGCCAGGCCAACACGTACCGCTACGGCCTGGAAATGCTGACGATGGAGCTGACGACCGACGAGCCGATCCCCATGACGACCCTGGACTTCCTGGAGGATCTGCTGCCCAACAACATCGGCGCTGTCCTGTCCGCGACCAACGGGACTGACACACTGACCGCGACGCTCATCAACCTGCAGCCGAGCAGCCAGGAGTTCGGGCTGGTAGACGCCAACTCCGCGGCGCCCTGGAAGTATGGCTTCAATGGCGACCCGCAGGGCGGCTCGCTCACCTGGACTTGGGCGTAGACGACAACAGCTCGACAAGCGACGCCGGTCTCCTCCCCCGGGGGACCGGCGCCGCCACTTCTGGAGGGAAGCCATGCGCAAGACCCCCGCTTCAAAGGCGCGCCCCGACGACCCGATCACGTTCTCCCCGCTCACCGACCTGCAGCGCATTGCCGGGGCGCCCCTGAAGGGCACGACCCAGGACGGTGCCGAGGTCCTGTTCGGGCAGATTGCACTGAGCGACTTGGCTGCGTTCGAGTCCGAGGTCGGTTCAATGGACCTGATCGGCGACCTCGCCCACCGGGTGACCTCGTGGTCGTTCCTGGCCCTGCGGTCCCTGCAGCACCACCGTCCCGAGACGACACCTGCCGACGTGGACGCGCTGTTCCCGCCCACCGCCCGAGGCATCGACCTGTTGGGCGAGGTGGTGACCGCCGTGCTCCCCACGGACGAGCCGGCAGAGGCGCCGGCAGAGGCAGCAACTGGCGACTCGTCGTAGCGATGTTCGCCGACCGGTTCGGCTGGACGGTGCCGACGATCATGGCCCTGAGCCTGATACAGGTGCACGAGATATTGGACGGGATCGCCGAACTTGATAAGCTGCGCAACCCCTGACGGAGAGGAGGCCTGAGCGACCATGGCCGACAAGCAGATGTCTGTCCACGTGACGATTTCGGCGGCCGATCAGGCCTCGCCGAAGATCAAGTCCGCCGTCGAGAGCCTCAATGGCCTGGAAGGCGCACTGCGCAAAGCGCAGGCCAGCAGCGAGCAGTTCCGGTCCAAGTGGGACGCCACGTTCGCGGCGACCAGCGCCGTCGGCGGCAAGATGCAGATAGCCGGCGCCGCACTCCTCGGGCTGGGTGGCATCGCGGTCAAAACGGCCTCTGATTTCGGCGAAATGTCCGCGATGGCCGGGGAGGTTTTCAAAGGCCAGACAGAAGCCGCGACTGCATGGGCGGATGCTACCGGCGAGGCGCTCAATCGCAGTGGCGCAGACCTACTGCAGTACGCCGCGGGTTTCCAAGGGCTCTTCACCCCCATGGGCATCGCGCGGTCAGAGGCGACGCAAATGTCCGAGGCCGTGGCGCAGCTTGCCGTGGACCTCGGGAGTTTCTGGAACAAGCAGGAACCCGACGTGGTGAGGGACCTCGCGTCGGCCTTCGCCGGCGAGACCGAGTCCATGCGCAAGTACGGCGTGTTTCTTTCCGACGCCGCTTTGGACCAGGAACTCTTCAATCAGGGCATCAAGGGCGGAAGCACCGCGGCCACCGAGGCCGAAAAGGCCCACGCCCGCATGGCGATCATCATGCGCGCCACCAAGGACGCGCAGGGCGACGCGGCCCGCACATCCGGCAGCCTGGAGAACCAGCTCAAGGGCCTGAAGGCGGAACTCAAGGAGAGTGCCATCGCCGCCGGGCAGGCGCTCGTGCCCGCGCTGGAGGAGCTGGCGCCGGTCGCGAAGGAGGCATTGCAGGACCTGACTGCGTTCCTGCAGACCCCGGCGGGTGAGGCCTTCGTGAAGTGGGCGGCGGGGCTCGCCCTCGTGGGCGTGACGGGCGGCACGGCGGTCAAGCATCTCGGCGACATTGCATTCGGCGCCGTCCAGATCGGCAGCCTGAGCAAGTCGGCCTGGGACAGGTTCGGGGGTGGGGCAGCGAAGGCCGCGCGGGCCGCCGAGAACGTAGCCGACGCCACGGAGCAGGCGGCCACCAAGACCGGCGGGCTGTCCTCTGTCGTCGGGGCCATGACCTCCCCACTCGGTCTCGCTACCATCGGCGTCGGTGCACTCGGCATCGCCATCTGGAAGTTGTCGGAGGCCTACGAGGCTCACGAGAGATGGAGCCAGAACTTCCAGAAGGCCCTTGACGGTATCGACAGCAGCAAGCCTACCAAAGAGTTGGAACAGTGGCGAGAAAAGCTACGTGAGGCCGCCGACGAGGCGGCGCGCGCCGGCAATGCTGCAGTGGAGGCCGGGGTGGACCCGAGCAGGTCTCCTGGCATTGCCGCCGCGGCCACAGAGCGGGCGGCGGTAGACAAGGCCATCACGGAACTGCAGGCGCGCGAGGAGTCTGCGCGCCAGCGCATGCAGCAGTTCGCCAAGGGCTCCGTCGAGTACCTGAAGGCCGAGCAGGAAGCCCTGCAGGCTCACTACGACCAACTCACCGTAGCCTACGAGTACCGCTCCCAACCGGGCCCGAAGCCTGCCGCCCTGCGGAACGCAATCGCGCTCGACGTGCGCGAGGCGGGCATGTACTCGGCCGCTCTTGAGCGCAACGCCAAGGCCCTGCAGGCTCTGACCACAGAGCAGTCCGAGGCCGAGTCGCTCACCAAAGCTCAGACCAAAGCCAACGAAGACGCCATCAAGGCCGCCGACGGCTACGCCGATGCACAGGACGCGGCGGCCAAGGCGACCGCCGACGTGAGTGAGGCCGTCGCCAACGCCGACAAGCGGGTGCGGGAAGCAGCCGAGGGCCAAACCGCCGCCTGGCGGGATGCCGCCGAGCGCATTGTGGACGCACAGCAGGCCGTGGCGGACGCCGTGGAGGACGGGGCCGAGCGAGTCGAGGACGCACAGAAGCGGGTGGCCGACGCCACGAAGGCGGCCGGCGACGCCGAGATTGATACCGCCGAGCAGATCATCGACCTCAACGACTCATTGGCCGACGCGCGGGAGCGGGCCGAGGACGCCGCGAAGGCACTCGCCAAGACGGAGAAAGACGTGGCCGACGAGCGGGTGAAGATCGAGAAGGACGCGGCGGAGAAGATCGAGGACATCCGCAAGTCCTCGGCAGACAAGCTCAAGTCCCTGGGCGAGAAGCTGCAGGAGCTGCAGGCCAAGCTCCGGGGCGACCAGGAGGGCGGCGCCGCCAACGTCTTCAACATCGGCGGCCGGATGGTGATGGTGTCCGACAAGGACGCCGAGCGCATCCGCGACCGGCTGAAGATCATGCAGGACATCCGGGCGGTCCAGCAGGACATCACCAAGGCCAAGGCCGACGAGGCTGCGAAGATCAAGGAGACCCGCGACGCAGAGCAGAAGCGCCTGAGCGACTGGGCGGCGAAGAGTCCGGAGCGCCTGGGTCAGGCCCGCGAGAGCCGCGACGACGCTGCCTACTCACTGAGCAAGGCGGAGCGGAGGATCCCACGCCAGATTGCCCAGGCCGAGGAACGGCTGGCAGAGGCCCACCAGGCGGTCGCGGAGGCAGAGAAGTCATTGGCCGACGCCCGCGAGGATGCCGCCCGCAGGATCGCAGACTCGGAGAAGGCACTCGCCAAGGCCAAAGAGGCCGCCACCAAGGCCATCAACGACGCCGAAGAGAAGCGCCTGGACGCCGAGGCCGCGCGCGCCAAGACGTTCGCGAGCATCAGCGAGAAGCTGGAGCAGGTGGCCGAGCGGCTGGGTCTCGCGTGGATGAAGCTGGACACGACCGGACGCGATAGCACCATCGGCGCAGGCGGAGCCATGGCCTACGCTGCGAGCACGCACCAGACCGC